AACCTGAGTTTGAGGATGAGGAAGCAATTGATCCATTCGATTTCTGGCAAGGTGCTAACTTCAAGTTGAAGGCAAAGAACGTTGCTGGTTATAGAAACTATGACTCTTCTGAGTTCGCTGCCACTAGTGCATTACTAGATGATGACGATGCTATGGAAGCAATCTGGAAGAAAGAGCATTCCTTAGCAGAACTAGTTGCTAACGATCAGTTCAAATCTTATGATGAACTCAAAACTCGTTTGAGTAGTGTTCTTGGAACTAAGCCAGTTCGTAATGATGTTGAAACTGTAGAGCAAGAAGTTGAGGATGTGAGAGCATCTGCTCCTGTTGTTGAGACAGTAGAATCTGTATCTAAAGCACCTGCTGCAGATGAAGATGATGATGCATTATCATACTTTGCTAAACTAGCAGAATCGTGATATAATCATATTTTCTAGTTCTTATAAGACCCCTTCGGGGGTCTTTTTTATTGGACTAAATTAGTATTCTCTGTTGATATGAGAGTATCTGAAATATATTGTGTATTCCTATCATATTTCATTATTCTCTTGAAGTCATTCACAAACATTTGAACAAATTCTCTTTTTAAAGGTCTTATCTCTCTTTTTTCTTCATTTAGTAGAGTTTCATAATCAAAGTTAGATACTCCTACTACAGGTGAGATTGATTCTCCTGTATATGATGTTCTCATTCCTCCAGTTTCAGAGTACCATTTATTGGCAGATCCACCGAATCGTGCAGCAGGACCATCAATTTTAAAAGGTCTACCACCAGCTACATCGTGTTCTACTATTTGACCTGCTGGTAATATTAATCTATCATTTTCATCTTTTATTTCTAAAGTTTCATAATGATGAATAGCATTCATATTTGTACCATATTTGTCTTCAACAAATTCATATAATTCTTTATTTGATAGTGGCCACTCATCTCTAATATTTGTTATACCACAAGAGATTATAACAATATAATCTAATTCTGGATCTCCGTAGATATCTTCAGCAACAGTTTCAGGTCTAGCACCATCAGCAACAATAAATTTATTGAATACTGTTGTTTCTTTAGTTAACCAATCTAATAATTTATTGCTGCGAAATAAATTTTTTATAAAAATATAATCTGTTGATGATGTTTTATGTGATAGTGGTGACTGATACCTTACATTAGGTAGTTCTCTAAAGTAACCCATTAAAATCCAACCCCCATAGTTGTATCTTCGTAATCCTCTTCGTAAATTGGATTTGTTTCTTTGAATGACATAGCAACTTTCATATGAACTGGTGTTCCATCAGCATAAGTTGAATAAGTTCCAGCCCCAGTATAGTTAACTGAGAATGATGTTAACGCACAAGGTTTAAATGAATTTAAGAATGGATGCTTTGTACCACCTTGCAAATATTGCAATAAAAATAAGTTTGGTGAGTTTATAAGAATACCTCCACTACCACTATTTGTTTCACCTTTTTTAGGAGCCATCGCCATTTTTAAATTTCTAATTATCTTCATCGCAACTTGACCTTCAGGTTTATTTCTAGGAGTGAAAGTAAAATCAAATTTAAATTCTCTTAAGTTAACACCATCAAATAGTAATTCTTTATTACTGTTTAGTATTTTTCCCATTCCTCTTGACATTACACTATTAGGAGTAATACTACCAAATTGACCAACTGCCAAACCTGCTAATGATGACCTTATAGCATTTTGTGCTTCTTCACCACTACCAAGTCCAAGTTGATCAAAATCACCACCTTTAAGTAAAGTATCTATTACGTTTTGAATATCACCTACAGTACTACCTGGATCTTTCATAAGACCAGTAGCTAAATCTAAACCTGCCAAGGTGAATAGATTCATAGAATTACCAGACCAGACACAAGAATTACCATCATTAACCTGTTTTGGTATTGGTAATTCTACATAAAATCTTGTTTTTTTCTTTAAATCACCTACACGAGTGTCCATTCCAAAATTGCTAAGTCTAGTATTAGCACTATCAAACATTTTAAATTGATTTGCTACAATCTGACCACTTATATCATTACCACTCTTATCTTTAGTTCCTTCTGCATAAGTATCCAATTTACCAGAAGTTACTGCATTCTTAGCTTCATTGGATACCTTAAGTGCCGCACCTTGACCTTTAGCAGGTGGCACATATTCTACTGCTTGTATTAAAAAACTATCTTCACCTTCTGGTCTACTTGATCTATCTAATGGATAACTTAAGAAGAAATCTTTTACTGGTTTATATCCACCAACTTGCTTAACATCGCCTACTACATTCGCACCATTTTTTTCTTGTAATTCTCTATTTTCTACAGGATCTACTCTCCAACTTCCTAATGCCATTATCGACCTATTTAAGTATTATTAGCTATTTATACCTTTTATTTGGGTTTATAAAATATTGCCCATCCAGTTGCAATATATTTTTCTCCTATGTTAGGTGTTACGCCTTTATGTGGATGAGTCCATCCTGCAGACCATATAACACCTTTTCCTTGTTCTGCATTTACTGTAGTTTTTTGATAGGGAAACTCAGTTCCACATTTTGCATCATTTAAGTAGATCATCCATGCTAACATTCTGTGTGGATAACTACTTGATTGTTCGCAGTGAGTAGCAAAATATCCTTGACCATTCTCATACTTCTGTATATTATACCAATTATCCATTCCCCACCAATCACATCCTTTATTTAAGAATGAGTACTCTTTTTTGATGTTATCTGATAGTTTGAGTACAGATGGCATTAATATATCATTATAATGTTGAGTATTAATATTATCAAAATTGCAGTGGATATCTGTAGATTGTTTCTCATTAGTTATCTTATTATATCCAGTTGTTCCTGTTTCACGATGATCATCATTATCAAAAAGTTCAATAATTTTATTACATGAGTCTTTAGATAAAATATTATTATATACTTTTAAACCGTGCATTATATTATTCTTTATTATTTGCTATTTTACTATGAATGTCTAAATCTTGCAAATGGAATGCCATCAAGGTCAGACAGTTCATCATTATTAATTTCATAGAGACCACCAGGTACTTCATTCCAAGTATAATTTCTATGATCGTTCCAATGAAAGTTAATTCCTTTGAATCCCCATTCATATACATTAGTTACACCAACTAGAGGATTTTGGTCATACCTTATATTAGGTGTTTTTGGATTATATACAAAGACATAGAACTTTCCTACTTGAGGAACTTTTCCTCCTTCATTTAAGACACTAATAATTTCCAGCATTAAATCATCAGCATCTTCTGTGCCGATTAAATTATCACGTATGTCTTTAACTCTACTCATTTAATTCCCAGTTCTTTTTCGGTAATCACTTTGAATTCCCATTGTCTATCCGCACAATATTCTCTTGCTTCCTTCCATTTTGTTTGATTTGTAGCATATGTATATGCTTCTTTTATGTAACGTGGTGTTTGTCGTTTTGGTTTTTTAGGTGGACTGCACTGTTTTAATGGTTTCACTTCAATAACATATTTTTTTATTCTACCGTCAGTTTCTTTTACCTTCATATAGAAGTCTGGAAANTATCTGTGTTGNCGATTATCAACTGGAGATATGTAAGGTATTACAATTTCTTCACTTGCCCATTCTAATACGTTTGCATTCTTATCACAGTAAACCATAAATTTCCTTTCCCACAATGATCTAAAAGTTATATTTGTAGGATCACCTTTATACTTGTGAGGAAAAGTTGGATAATACTTTCCTTTATAAGCCATCTAAATAGAAATGATATAATACATCTATTTAGAGTGTCAGCTCCAATTCCAAAGAAAATATCTCAAATATTACCTAAGTTTCAGAATGTTGCTCAAACTTCTCATTACTTGGTTAAGTTTGGTCTTCCTAGTTCTGGTAAACTACGAAGACATTTAAAGGTTAGAGGGATAGATTATAGATTTCATACAGATGATATAGGATTACTTTGTAGTGGTGCTGTTTTGCCTGGATCTACTTTTGCTACAACAGTTGTAAATAGGTGAATTTCAAGGTGTAACTGAAACAATACCTCATACTAGAAATTTCACTAGAATGAAATTAGAGTTTTATGTAGATAATGAATATAAAGCACTTAAGTTCTTGGAACACTGGATGGAGTATATTACTGGAGGATCTGGTGCAGAACAAATGGATAATGCATATAATTTTAAATTAAACTATCCATTAGATTATAGATCCCAGTCAACTAAAATTATAAAGTTTGAGAAAAATTATAAACAATCCCTTGAATATAATTTTAGAGGGTTATATCCAGTTGCATTAGATTCAACTAGAGTACAATATCAGAATTCAAATGTTTTAAAGGCGAGTTGTGCTTTCGCTTATGACAGATATATTTGTGGAAAGGCAAGTTCATTTGCTGCAGCAAAAGGGAACGATCAAAATAAAAATTCTGCAGCAGCAGGAAAATACGGTTCAGATCCTAGAGCTAGTATTATAAATCCAGGTGTTGCTGGTAATGATGAAAGATTTACTGAGATTGTAAGTACTTCAAAAGTATTTGAAGCGGTTAAAAATTCAGACGTAGGTAACTATTTTGGATATGATGCTCTCAGTAGTAATGTTGTTAGTGAAGGATATTACGGAGGATAAACTAAACTTCAAATTACCTCTATAAATAAAAATACTTGAACTGAGCTTATTATGCCTTTACCAAAGATTTCGACTCCTTCTTATGAGTTAGTTGTTCCTTCTACCAAGAAGAAAATTAAATATAGACCTTTTTTAGTTAAAGAAGAGAAGGTTTTGATTATTGCTATGGAAAGTCAGGACAACAAACAAATAGCAAATGCTATTAAAGATGTTCTTTCTGCTTGTATTTTGAGTAGAGGTGTGAAGGTTAATGATCTTTCTACATTTGATATTGAATATCTATTTCTCAACATTCGTGGTAAGTCTGTTGGAGAAGAAGTTGAAGTTATGATTACTTGTCCTGATGATGGTGAGACTCAAGTTCCAGCAGTCATTAATCTAGATGATATAAAGGTTCAGGTAAATGACGAACATAATCCAGACATTAATTTGGATGGTGAGTATACTTTAAGAATGAAGTATCCATCGATGGAAGAGTTTATTAAAACTAATTTTTCTTCTGATGGTGAAGTGGATGTTGATGATACATTTAAATTGATTGCATCATGTGTGGAACAAGTTTATTCTGAAGATGAATCTTGGGCTGGTGCTGATTGTACAAAAAAAGAATTATCTGAATTTGTAGAATCTCTTAATTCAAAACAGTTCAAAAGTATTGAAAAGTTTTTTGATACTATGCCTAAATTGTCACATACTGTTAAGGTGACTAATCCAAAAACAAAAAAGGAAAATGAAGTTGTGTTGGAGGGTTTGCAAAGTTTTTTCGCATAAGTATGGCTCATGAAGATCTTGAGTCATACTATAAGATTAATTTTGCGTTGATGCAACACCATAAATATAGCTTAACGGAGTTAGAAAATATGATGCCGTGGGAAAGAGAAATATATCTCGCACTCTTACAGCAATATATTGAAGAAGAAAATTTAAAGCAACAACAAAATGGCTGAACCCATTAAATCACCAATAGGAGGAGGAATCCGTGCCATTAGAAATACAGTTTCTAATAGCATCTTTACGGGTGGTGGTGTTGTAAGACCAAAGCAAGATTCTGTAGCGAGTAATGCGACAGTTAGAAATTCTGGACTACTAAGCAATATTTCTACTCAAGTTGATAATATAAGTCAGCAGACAGTCATATTAAATAAATCATTAGAAGTAATATCTTCAAATTTAGCAGCTGGTGCTGCTTTAGATAGAAAAAGGGAAGCAGCAAATGCTGTTAGAGAAAGAAGATTATCAAAGCAAGGATTAATAGACGCAAAAGAAGGTGCAATAGAAACTAATATAAGAAATGCTATAATGGCTCCTATTAAAAATATAGGTAAGAAAGTTCAACTTGGATTAGGAAAATTAGTTAATGTATTCTTTATATTAACTGGTGGTTGGTTGATAAACAAAACTATTGATATGCTTAGAGCATTGAGTGGTGATAATCAAGAGAAGTTTGTAAAAATAAGAAACGATTTATTAAAAGGATTATTAGTTATTGGGGGAGTAGTTGCACTTGCTACTGCAGGGATGGGTGCATTAACTGTAGGTATAGGTAAACTTGGATTGTCATTAGCAACAGTTGCTGTTGTTGGTTTACTTGGTGCTCCATTATCGAAATTGAAAGATGCTATATTGGGTGTTGCTAGTAAGGCACTTAAAGGTTTTGGTGGATCTGGTGGAATGGCTGGAACTTCTGATATAAAACCAAATACAAACCAAAAAGTAACGACTGGAAAAGGTGGAACTACTCCCAAAAGTGGTGGTAGTGTTCTTGGTAGTGCTGGTAAGATTTCATTATTGATTACTAGTCTCTTTGGTGCAAAGAATGTTCTTGAAGGAAAACCTTTTATGTATGAGGTTGTAGATCAAGGAATGGGATATGGTGGTGCTAGTGTTGGTGGTATGATTGGAACTAAAGTTCCTGGACCTCCTTGGCTCAAGGCATTAGCAGGTATAATTACAAGTGTAATTTTCTTTGAAAGAGGATATAAATTTAGAGGTGGAGTACAAGATGTAATAGGAGAATCAAAATTAAATGAACTTCAGGAAGAATTAAAAGAGGGTGGAATTTCACCTGGAATGATGAGTCCTATAACGGATGAAGATTTACTTTATGATCTTGTAGATCAGAGACCACGAAGAGAAGAATTTAAGATAGGTGGAAGTGGAACAAGGGAATATAAGAGAGCTTTAGAAGAATTTGAAGCAGATAATGGTGATAGGATATTAGAATTAAAAGGTAGAGTTGATGCACAGAAAAATCAAACTAATGTTGATCCAATAGCAAAGCAAGAAACAAAGATTGATCCATCAACTACTAAAAAGGAACAAACTAAGAGTTTATCTAAAGAATTAGGTTCTTTAGAAGAACCTTCACCTAATATAATTCCAATACCTAGTATGGATGGAGGTTCTGATCCTAATGCAGTATCTGGTAATGTTGCTGCTGGTGTTGTTGGTGGAAGTGTTCCTGTTATACCTGCATCAAACAAAGATAATAGTTATGTATTTCTTGCATTCAAAAACTATCAGGTAGTTCCAGCATAACATGGATCCAAACGCTCTAATTAGTTCAACAACAAGTCTTAATAAGATAAGTAGATCGTTTTCTGGACTTTCTGCTGGTATCACTAAGTCTAGTTTTTTAACTAGATCTATTGCCAAAACTATTAATACTGAGAATAGGAATAAAAAGAAACTTATATCTTCCGATGCTTCATTCTTTAGAAGTAGGAGAGAAGGTATTTTAAGAAGAAAAAGAGAAGATGCTGTTGAAGCTCAAGGTTTACAAGGAGCAATAAAGCAACGTGGAAAAGTTATAAAAGATACTGGAAAGGGATTTTTAGGTAGAATACTTAGTTTTCTGGGAATAGTTTTAATAGGTTTTTTAACTACTAGATTACCTGCTATTCTAAAAGGTATTACTGCTGTAATCAAAAAAATTCAACAGACAGTTAGTATTCTTACTGATTTTGTGAAGGGAGTTGTTAATATATTTACAGGAATGGGAAGAAAAACTGACTGAAATAGTTGGTATGTTTGAGNAGTTTTAATTTTGATGGTGATAAAGAAAGGGCAGAAAAATCACTAAAGAAAATTAACGAAGATGTTAATACTGTGAATAGAAGTTTTGTTAATTCCGTTAATAGGTATAAAGATGATAGTGACTTAGATGATACTATTAAAAAAATTAATGAAAAAAGAGATCAACCTTGGTGGGATCCATTAGGAGTTTTTAATTCAGAAGAAGAGGAAGAGCAAACTGATGAAGAAAAATATAATGAGTCTAAGTCTGATGATGATAAGTCATGGAATGAATTGAGTGATAAAGAAAAACAAGATTTTTTAAATAAGAATGCAAAAATAGAAACCTCAAAAGATTTAGATCTCTCATCCTTAAATCAAGGTGGAGAACTTAAGAAGGGTGAAGCAGCAATCGTTGGTGATGATGCTCAAGGAAAGGGTAAGGATAGGGAATTATTTGTTCCTAATCAGGATGGACTTGTTCTTCCAAATAATATAACTGAAAAATTCCTTGAAGCTTCTAGTTTCTTAGAATCTAATAAATTGAAATCTTCTCTGAAATCAACTGCAGATGAATTTGATCCTACTAATATGATGAAGGGATTTAGTGGTATTATAGGAACTTTGAAAACTGTTAAAGATCCATCTACAGGTTTTTTAAATTTTGCTGAAGAATTAAAAGAATCTCTTAACTCTCAAATGAGTGAGGCAGTAGATAGTAATGAGAGTCAAAGTTTAATTGAATCCTTAAAGGGTATTAGTGAATCATTAAAGCCTGAGATGGAATCAGTTGCTAATGAGTTGAAAGAGGTTATTGATACACCAGAAATGCAAGAGACTTTTGCGAATGTGAAGAAGAGTATGCAAGGTGTTCTTAAAGAGATAACACCAAAGAGAAAGGGTGCAACAATTATGATGCCTATGCCACAGGGAGGTCAATCTCAATCTAAGAGTTCTCCTCAAGGAAGTGCTGGCACACCAACTAGTATTAGTGGTGGCGGTGGTGGTGTAAATATAAAGGAATATCATAAACATTTAACAACGTTAATTACAGCATATACTTAAATGGAAGCATTAGATAGATCAAAATACGATGAAATTGTAATTGAATCAGTAGATGGTTCAAAGACGGTTGATATTGCTCCTGGTACTGTAATGATTGATTATTATGAGGATATATTTTCACCAACTCTTACTGCTAAATTACAAGTTACCTCTGAAGGAAATACTATAACAGGAGAAGATGGAGAATTGCAATCAATTTATAATGGTCTACCTTTAAGAGGTGGAGAAACGGTTACTTTAAAGATTAAGGGAAATACTGAAGATAATCCAGGAATTGATTTAAAATTCTTTGTATCTAGTATTAGTAATGTAATTGTAAGGAAAAAAACAGAATCTTTCTCATTAAATTTGGTTTCTATTGGTGCAATAACTAATGAGACATCTAGAGTTGGTAGAAAGTATCCAACATCTAATAAGATATCAGAATCTGTTAAAGATATAGTTAAAAACTATTTGGGTGATCAGCGAGAGATTGATGTAGATCCAACTCAAAATGTATATGGATTTCTTGGTAACATGAGAAAACCATTCACTACTTTAATATGGTTGGCATCAAAATCTGTACCTGAAAAATCTAAAGATGATGCTACTGCAGGATATCTATTTTATGAGACTGTAACTGGATTTCATTTTAGATCTCTTGATAGTATAATAGATAGCAAACCAGTAGCAAAATATTATTCAAGTGAAGTTATCGATAAAACTAATAATGATTTTAAAATCATAAGGTATAGCACATCTTTAAATGAGGATGTACTAGGTAAACTTCAAAGAGGTGCTTATTGTAGTTANAGAATATTTTTTNATCCGTTAACCTTTAATTATACAGATCCAACTAAAGGTGCATTTAAATTAGAGGATTATAAAAGTGCTGCAACTTTAGGTAAAGATGTTGTTTTGCCTGGTAATTTAGGTGAATCTCCTAGTAGGTATGTTACTGCTGTTATGGATAGGGGAACTATGGAGAAAGGTGCATCTAAGAAAGAAAATGCTGATCCGACTCTCAGTCAATCTCAAGCATTAATGAGATATAATTCTATATTTTCTCAGAAACTTAGTATGACAGTACCATCCAATACTAATTTGGAAGCTGGTGATATTATTGAATGTGAATTTGCTCTTGCTTCGGCAAAGAATACAGTTGATACTGAGCAAAGTGGTCTATATATGATTAAAGAACTGTGCCATCATTTTGATCCAAGTGGTTCATATACTTCATTAACACTAATTAAAGATACATTCGGAACTAAAGCGAAATGATAGAAGAATCAATATTAAAAAGTAATTTTGCAGGAAGAGATGGATTTAGATGGTGGATCGGTCAGATTGGACCTGAAGATTGTCAAGGCGATCAGATAAATCAAACTGGTGATGCATGGGGAAATAGAATTAAAGTAAGGATTATGGGTTATCATCCCCAAGATCCAATTGAATTACCTGATAAGGATTTACCTTGGGCTCAGATTTTATTACCAGCAACCGCAGGATCTGGTGGTGCAGGTGTATATCGATCAACTAGACTAACACCAGGAGATAGTGTATTTGGTTTCTTCCTTGATGGCGATGATGCACAATTACCTGTAATATTAGGAATATTTGGTAGACCTTCAAGTCCAACTCCACTTGGACCTTATACACGCCCATTTGTACCTTATACTGGATATACGAAAGAAAATCCACCAAGTGCTTATTTCTTAAACAAGGAAATTGGTGCTCAGGAGGGTGCTAAATCTACACCATTACCTATTGATATACCTAAAGATATTGCAGATAAGGTAAACACAGCTAAACTTAGTCAATTAGTTGGTAAGTTGGGTGAGGAACTAGGTGAAATTGAATTTGATAAACAAAAGATACAAAGTTCTTTTACTGCTTTGGGAAGTCTAATTGATAGTCCTACGGTATCTTCTATGATACCAACTATGAAACTTGCCAGTAGGCAAATGAAGACTGAAATGAAAAATATGCAGAAGGATTTGAAAATATTAACAGATTCAATTGATAAGGATGCGATTAAAGCTCAGTTTGCCGATGTTCTTGGTGGAATTGATACTGATGCATTCAAAGCAAAATCAAAAGAACTTCAGGGTATAGTAAAACTAAAAATAAAAGAGAGAACTGCGAATGCGAAGGAGCAAATAAAATCTTTAGGTGGTGGAATGGCTAAAGATATGATGGGTAAATTACAAACTGAAGTTGCTAAAAATGCGAATGGTGGATTGAAAAAGACATATAATAAGGTATTCGGTGCTGTTTTTGCAGCAACTAAGAGTAGAGGTAAAGCAAAACAAGCTGGTATAGCAGCACAAGCAGCATTTATTAAACCACTTAAGTCATTCCATGAAGGTATTCCTTGTGTAATGCAGAATGTTTTAGGTGGTCTAGGAGATTCTATTGATGGAATAATTGATCAATTAGTATCTAATGTGACTAACTTTACTGATTGTATTATGGATCAGGCGATTGGTGGTATGATGAATAGTGTAATTGGAGGTCTTACAAAAGGTATTATGCCATCTTTAGGTGGGATATCTAAAATTTTAGGTGGATTTAGTCCTGGTGATTTCCTTAGAGGTAAGGCAGGGAATTTACAAGCAATTGCAAGTATGTTTGATTGTTTACCCCAATCAAAATTAGACTCTGTAGAAGTTCAACAGTATATTATTGGTGGAGGACCAGCACAGGCACTTGATTCTCTTGTAGATAATATATTATCTGTAGCAAATACAGCAGATTCTCTAACAGGAGGATTAGTTGGTGCTGTTCAGGGATTAAATATTGGTGGTATAACGGGTAGTTTAGGTGTATTTGATTTTATGAACCCAAGCGTATCTGTTCCTGGATTTAAGAGTCCACTTGGAGAATGTTATAGTGGACCTCCACTAGGATGTGCTGGTGTGAAACTTAATATATTTGGTGGCGGTGGTACAGGTGCAAAAGTAAGAGCGATATTTGGTGATGTTATCGGTTCTGGTGTAGAAGCAGTTGGTAGTATAATTGGTGTAGATTTAAAGAGTGGTGGATCTGGTTACAACGCTGCACCTTTTATTGAAATCGTTGATACTTGTAATAAGGGGTATGGTGCTTCTGCTAGAGTAGTAATAGATCCTGATCCAGAATCACCGACTTATCAGCAAGTAGTTGATGTTATTATTCTTACTCCTGGTGAGAATTATCCAGTTAGAAATACTGATGGTGAACAGAATGAACCTGTTGTAGTTGATCATGTAACTGTTATTACTACTGGTGGAGATTATGATAAGGATGATAAGGTAATTGATTCTGATGGTAATGAATATACTACGTTTATAGACGACTTTGGTAGAATTGTTAATGTGGTTGCACCAGATAGCACTATAATTAATGTTCCAGAGGTAACTGAGTTCCCTGTACTTACAGTGGTATCTAAAGATGGTTCACCATCTACTGGTTTTGGTGCAATACTAAGAGCACAGTTGAAACCAAGACCTCCATATCAAGGNGAAGTCAAGCAAGTTATCGACTGTATTAGTTGAAATAAATAGAATGGTAAGGTATTAGAATATGACAAAACAACCAAGTTGGCAAAAGAGACAGGTTGATTCGTTTGGTAATTTTAAGGTTGAATATGGTAATCCATCAAACCATTTGGGTGGACCTGCTGTTTTCAGTTTAATCGGTAATGGTGCTGGTGGAACTGGTAAACTTGGACTGAGAGAAAGTGGAACGTTTGATATTATTGTTGATCAGACTGTAAAGATTACTGGTGCTGCCAATAATCAGAGACCTGATGGTGGTAATGGAGTTGAGATTATCTCGATGGAAGGTGGTATTCTTCTTAATTGTCAGAAAGGAACTCTTAAGATAAATGCTAAGAATATAGAAATTAATTCAAATACTAATATAACTTTTAAAGCATCAGAGAAAATTACTCACGATGCTGATCATGTTCATTTTCATGTTAGGGATTTGGATGTGGATCCTGGTAGATTTAATGGAAATGTTAAAAAGGGTGATATTATGGTAAGAGAATTGGGATTCTTATTTACTGCTTTTGGTGGTACAGAAGTTAAGGAGTGGGGAACCTAATGACACAAGAGCAGAATTTTGATATAAATGATGGACAAAATTTCGGTGTCAGTAATGTTGCCGAATTTTATAATGATGTCCATGTTTATGGAAAATTATATGCTGATTTAGTTGGTGGGTTAAGTGGTGATGGTACTCAAGGATTAACTGTAGAAAGTTTAACTGTTAATAATAATGCCCTTTTTAAATCGGATGTATCCATAGAAGGTCTCCTTGATACTGATTACCTTACAGTTTTTCAAAGATTAGATGTTGGTGCTGGTGGAACAGTTTTTACTGCTATATCCACCACTGATGGAAGGAATGGTGAAGGGCAGATAGGAGGTCGGGTTGGAATTGGTAGTACACGACCAGACGCTTTATTGCAAGTTGGTGAACAACTTAAATCTCTTATTGTTACTGCTGACGGTAATGTTGGCTTGGGTTCTACGACACCTGGAGCACGTTTCCAAGTTGGAACTGAGTGTTTAATTGTTAATACTGATCCTTGTTCAGTAGGAATAGGAACAACTTTACCTACACAAAAATTCCAAGTTAAATATGGAACTCTTGGTGCAGTAATAAGTGATGCTGGACAAGTTGGTGTAAGAACATCAATGTTCCAAGGGACAGAAGTCTTTAAAGTAAATTCAACAGATAATTCATTTGTTATTACTGATACTGGTAATGTTGGTATTGGTAGTTTAGATCCTACTGCGATTCCTGGTTATAATCCAAGTCAAGATGGAATTATAAAATTAAATGTAGAGGGATCAGTTAAGATTGATCGAAATATAATTGACTCTGCTGATTCTCCAGGTGTAAATGGATATTATTTGAACAGAGATGGAAATGGTATTCGTTGGGTTCAAGCATCTCCAATATCTCTGGATGGAATGTATGTTCAGGATGAAGGTGCTGATTTACCTGTAAATGGAACAGCACAATTATTCCAGTGGTTGAATTTTGTACAATTAGATAGTCAAGGTCTTGGAGTAGATACCTTACTTCCAATTCCAGATCCAGCAAACCCAACTGCTATTGCAAAGATTCAAACACAGGATCTATGGGGTCATACTAATAGTGCTAATGATTCTCCAATCTATAGGATGACTAAGGTTGGTATTAAGAATAATAATCCTAGTACAGAATTGGATGTAACAGGAGAACTTCATGTAACTCAAGATGTTGATTTTTGATTCACAATTAAATGTTGATGGTGAAACCTTCTTAAATGCTGCTTTAGATGTTGATGGTCTTACTACCTTTAATAATACTACTGATGCAACATCACCAACATCTGCATCTGTTCAGTTAGATGGTGGATTAGGTGTTGTAAAACAAATTTATATTGGTGGAATTGCAAGAGTACAAGATTCAACCGAATCTACAAGTTGTACTACAGGTGCTTTAACGGTTGCTGGTGGTGTAGGTATTTCTAAGAATTTAAATATTTGCGGTGATCAAAAGATTGAATCCTCAACAGAATCTACGAACTGCACTACAGGTGCTTTGATAGTTACTGGTGGTGTAGGTATTTCTAAGAACTTAAATGTTTGTGGTGATGCTGATATTTACGGTACAACACAATCAGTAGATAAGAATAGTGGTGCTTTAGTTGTTGATGGTGGTGTTGGAATTGAGAAGAACCTGAATGTAGGTCAGAATACAAAACTAGAAGGTAGTTTAGAATTAGAAAGTAGATTAATTGATAAGTTTAATAGTAATGGTGTTGGTATATGTAAGACAGATTACAGATTATCTTCCTTTGATGTATCTGGTGTTGGTGTTGGTGTATCTTGGAGACCACCTGGCGTTCAAACTAAGAAAACTATTTGGGTTACTAAGAATGGATGTGATACTAATAGTGGATTACTAGAAGGTGATGCAAAATATACTATAGCTGCAGCAGCAGGAGTAGCACAAATGGGCGATACGATTAAAGTTCGTTCTGGTGTTTACTATGAGAATAACCCAATTGGATTAAGAACTGATGTTGCAATCTCAGGCGAAGATTTAAGATTAGTTACTGTAGTACCTGAGAATACAAGTAAAGATTTCTTCCACGTTAGAAATGGATGTTTNGTTGAGAATNTTAGTTTCAAAGGATCTGCTGGAACAGAAACACTTCATCATGGTTTAGCTGCAGTTGCCTTCCCACCTACCGATGCTGCTGATCAAGCGGTTACTGGATATATTGAACTTGGTCCTTCCAACGAAGGTCCTAGAGGAAGATATCAAAGTCCTTATGTTAGAAACTGTACTAACTTTATGACTGGTAGTATTGGAATGAAGATTGATGGAAACCACGTAGGTGCTGCCTATACTGGAACCAATAATCTAGGACAGGATCTAAAGAGTATGGTTTGTGATGCTTTCACTCAATATAATGAGGCTGGTATCGGTGTTTCAATTACTAATAAAGGATATGCCCAGTTAGTTTCTATCTTTACTATTGGTTGTGAGGAAGCAATTCACTGTGATAGTGGTGGACAGTGTGATCTTACAAACTCTAACTCATCATTCGGTAAGTTTGGATTAGTTGCTGATGGTACAAGTGGGATTGAGTTTGATGGGACTCTAAATGCTAAGATGGAAGCAGAAGCTGATAAGATAGATGTTACTAATTGCCAAGATCAAAGCAATAATAATAGAACTCCCTTTGATGGACAGGGTGCATACTTCCACTTAGATATGAATGACTACCCAGATACAATCTCAACTGCTTCTATAACTGCACCGTTGGAAACTATTAGATCTATTGTAGTTGTGAATGGTGGTAATCCTGGTGATTATTCTGCATCTGCACCCCCTCTTGTTACNGCTACTCTNCCACAAGGACCAGAATCTATTATTGCTGAGTTCTCACCAAACGTAAGTGCTGCTGGAACAATTACTTCTGTTGATGTGATTGCTAGTGGCAGAAACTTCTTACCTACACAGAATATTGTAATGAGTATATCTGGTAGTGGTAATGCTCAGTTGACAGCAGATATGGATCCGATTCTATATACTGTGGATGAGGCAACCGAAGTTACTTCTAGTGGTGGAACCACAGTAACCTTTAATGAATTTATTCCTTATGAAGTAAAATCTACTGCAAAGGTTGAATTTGTACGGTTAAGTAGAATCATAACCAGTTCACATTCATTTGAATATGTGGGTTCGGGTGTAGATATAAATACAGCTAACCCATTCCAGGCTGGAAAACCAATACCAGAAAATGAAGTTGTTGCCATTAACGGTGGTCAAGTTCCTTTCACAAGTACGGATCAAAAAGGTAATTTTAGAATTGGTGATGGATTGACTATTGATCAAACAACGTCTACAATACGTGGTAGAGATTTCAATAGAGCAATACAAGCACAATTAACACCACTTATATTAGCGTTAAGATAATATGGCAATAGCACCAGTAAATAAGTTTATTAATATTGCCGTTCCTGTTGCACCAGGCGTACAGAAACTTTATGAGGTTCCTACAGGAACATCTGCTTTATTATTGTATGCACAAGTATCTAATGTTGCTGCTGGATCAACTTATCCTACAACTACATTTTGGCAGAGAAGAACGCAGAGAAGTACTGGTAGTAC